ACTGTTGCTACGATCTGAACAACGTCTGTATTGTCAACAGTGTTGTCTGCAGGTACTGGACGTACGATTGCAGTCGTTAGCGCTGTTCCAGCAGTTGCTGGCGTGTCATATCCTGCGCCACCTGTTTTTGCGGCATTCCATGTGGATGCTACAACTGACATGGTGTTAGCACTTGCAGGTGTTGCTACCATTGTGCCCAAAGTCATGGCTGCAACCATGGCTAGTGCGATTTTCTTAAATGAGTTCATTTAATTTATTCTCCTTATTTCCTCTGTCATCTTTGCGATTACAGAAATTTAGTGTAGTGCATTTACTTTTACATGGAAAGAGCAGGGATCTCCTCCTTCTTCCCATTCTTGCATTTCTTCATCTGTTAAAGGCGGACCATCGTGTGTATCGCAAAATACATCTGAGACCCAGCCCCTATCGTAACCATTTTTGAGCCATATCTCAAACTCTAAATGATTTGAATCTATGTTTTCTAGATCCATTCTGAAAGTTCTTCTAGCATTACATGCTTAGGTTTTGCTCCAGTAATAGTCTTTACTGGTTTCCCCGACTTAAATAGTACCATATAAGGGATAGAAGTTACAGAGTATTCTGCTGATTTTACAGGATTTTCATCAACATTTAGCTTTCCTACCCAGAGCCCGCACTCATTTGATATCTCATCTAGTATAGGAGATATCCTTTTGCAAGGACCGCACCATGGTGCCCAAAAGTCGATAAGGACTAAAGCGTGAGAATCTAAAACCCTATCAAAGCTTTCGTCTGTAACAATCAATTTAGTCTCCTTTTAATTCATCCGCTGCATCATTGAACTTATTCATAAATGTTTGAATTACCCAAATTGCAGTCTCTCCTGCATTAGCAGCCATTGCCTTAGAGGCTTCTTCTGTTCTATCTTCAATTGCTAAGGCGTTGTACCATTTCTGGTACAACTCCTCACCAATGTCTTTAATAATTTCTTCTAGTACAGTTAGCTTATTATCCATTGATTACTTTACTCAAGTTAAACAAATAAACCTTTTGTCCATAACGGTTTTCTACTGGATCAGAAGCGGTCTTCATTAATGAAATCAGCTGTGCTGATGTTAATGTAGGCTTTGTAGTCTTAAGGTGTACGTACTTTGCAGCAATTACCTGAACGGAAACAGATGTTCCATAAGAATACCCGTTAACATTTCCAGGATAAATAGTTGGCTGCTGGATTTCACCCCATAGATCTACAAGGTTTACATCATAGTTACTTGTTAAAGAAACTTGAGGCTTATCTAGATTTAGAGTTTCAACTCCACCAACTGCAATTGACTGGCTAATACATGCTGGCCATTCAATCTTGCCTGCCATATTTGGGTTTCCCGCGCTATTTCCAGAAGGGAAAAATACTGGTACACCAGAGTTATTTAAATTAGAAACTACTGTATCAACTGCTGTTGGTAAACAATAAGCAGATGTTGCGCTGCGCTTAATAACTGGAGCATTAGTAGCATGAGATGATGCAACTGCTACAATATTATACTTTGCCTTGTTGTTATTAACCCATGTTAAAGCGTTTACAAGAGTGTTTAGACCATAAGTTTGCTGTCCGCCTTTTGTTGTGTTACCAACAATTCTAATAAATACAATATTAATATTTGGGTTAGATGCAATTGCTGCGGAAGCCATTTGGGTTCCATGGTTAAAATTATTTGTTGATAACATACTAATTGGAAGAACTGATGCTCCTGCGCCCTCCATAAATTTAGTTTTATTTGGACATGATGGCCAATCTAAAATGCATACCTCAGCAACTAGTCTTGACTTAATTGATGGGATTGATGTGTCTAGCGCTGTGTCTAAAATAGCCAATGTTGGGACAACTGTTTTTGGCTTTAGATTTGCCTGTGCAGGCATTGTGGTAATAGCGAGTGTGCTGGCGATAATTGCCATAGTTATTAGTTTTTTCATAAAGCTAATTCTACTAAATGCAGCGATGGTTGTCAATAGGCTGTTAGCTCTGTGGTGGTCTTGTGCGTGGATACCATTTTCCAGAATCCATATTTTTGGCTTCCGCTGCCTGCACTTGAGTATTTACAATGTTGCTCATAATTTCATGCATTATATCTAATTCAATTCTAAGTTTAAATAGCTCAAGTTCTAGTAAATCTATTCTTCTTTGCGCTCTCATTATTCTTCATCTCTATCAAGTGGCGTTGGTGCAGTTGCCAGTGTGCCACAATTAGCACACTCCATGTCTAAAAAATAAGTTGCAATCTCGCAACTATCAAAAATGACTTTAAGATTCCAAACTTCACAACCGCATGGACATACATGTGTTGGAACGCCTCTTATGTCCATTGAATGTGAATAGTCTGGTCTTAGGTCATTGATGTCCATTGTTCAATTATACACTAAACTTGAATATATGTATAGGGGGCAGCTACGCTCATATTAAACTCAGTTGCTGCTTCTAATGCTGCCTTAAGCCTCAGTCTAGGATTTTTTTGATTCTTTGTAGCATGAAGTGCACCTAGCGCAATCATTCCACCGCTACCTTCTGCCATATAGTTTACAACATTTTCTCCAACATGGAAGTCTTCATCTATAGTAAAGATTCTACCTTCAAGCCCAACTATAAAAATTCCACCTGTATCCTCTTCTGAAGAGGATCCAATGCTTCCATATCCATGCTCTTTAAATGCAGCCTTAACTGAATCAACAAACTTGGTTCTCATAAACTTATCTAAACCAGAATTTGTTTTAGTTGGAGTATATTTTGGTGGTGTCCACATATACTGAAGAATTTGACCCATGCGAAATGAATCTGTAAATGCAATAGCATACTGACCAACTTTAAAACACTTTGGTTCTTTTCTTGCTAGGATCCAACCAGTTTTATCATCTGAGGCAGCATGATCTGATGCCATATAAACGACACCACCTTGAGCAATTGCAACAATACAAGTCATACCTTTATTGTACTATTTTAATTATTCTGTGTCCAGCATCTCATGATATTCTATATGATTTAATTGTGATAATACGCTTTCCAGCTCAGATTTCATTTCAATTAGGTCTTGAATGGCTTTATAATATTTATCTTTCCACTCATTTAATTCTTTTTCAAGTTGGTATAACTCTATCTTTAGATCTTTTATATCTAATTTAAGGTGGTCTTTTTCACGCTCTTCCCGCCTGATTTTTTCCTTTTTAGAGTCTCTAAATCCATTAACCAACGCAGTAGCAAATCCGCTAAGCGTTGCAGCTAATATTGATGCTACAACCGTTATATAAATTGTTTCCATTATAAGGTAATTATACCTTATAATTAGTCTAAATTAATAACTCAGATGCTGTAATATCCGCGCCAATATATCTCTTTTTTTGTATAAAATCTTTAACTAATTCGTGCCCATTTTGTCTTCCAGCAATAAGGATTACCCACCTTGGCTCAAACTTATTGTCTATGCATGTTTGGCAAAGAAATAAGTTTATTGTAAGCAATGATGACTTCTTTAAGTTTAGCTTATTCTTTGTTTTGTTACATGAATAACAAAATATCTTTTCACTCATTCAAAAACCTCTTCGCATTCTGTTTCTTTAAAAAAACGACTAACATTAAATCTAATGTTGTCTCTTGAAAAAAGCCCAGCAAAATCTTTTACTAGGCTTGTGTATACATCTTTTGTCATATCATTTTTATAGCTTAGAATTATTTTTTCTGCTTTTATGTAATCTTCTCTGACAAAAGTGCAGTCTCCCTGGGTTCCGCCCGACGATCTGCGATTAACTTTTTGGGCTAGTTGTCCACCTGGTCCGTACATTGTTACTGTTAGGTAATCTTTTGCAAATCCCCAGTCAGTATACTTATTGTATGCATCAGTGACATCTATTGGGCTGTTGTAGTGGTAGATAGATCTAGCGGGACTTTCTCCATCTCTTGCAATAGTTAACATATAGTGGGTGCTGCCGTTTAAGTTTTCTTTAAGAAAATTATCAACTACGGAAATATGTTCTGATTTTAATTCACTCATGCCATTGGCCTTCCTTCTAGTTCTACTCGAACACCATACGACTCAAGTAGTTTTTTAGCTTTAGACACATAATCTATAACCTTTTCTTTTTCAATTCCATCAAACTGTATAAAATTATCCTCATATAACCTTAAAGCAAGAAACTCTGGATACTGAACAACATCCATTAACAAAAACATTGGTTTATTTAATTCTCTTAGCTTTTTCTTCATATCTTCATTATAAAAAACTGGCTTGTTTGGTTCACCAGTCCACTGATTCATTCCATATTTAAAATGATGGTTGTCATACACATTAGACATTTTTATTAGCCTTTAGATGCTTCCAAACTTCTTTTGTTTTGTGAGCATTTTTCATTTTATCAACCAAACCAGATGAAAGAAAAACTCCACCCCAAACACCATACTCGCTGTTTTTTACTCCAGACTCATAGCAAATGGATCTGACTGGGCAGGATAAACAACACTGATCTATAGCTTTAGCCATATTAACATCTGACTCGTATTGATCAAAGAATAGATTAGTATCCATTCCACTGCATGCAGCTAAATGCCACCATCTTACTGACTGTTCATCTGAATCTAATTCATTTAAAATATTTGACATACTTTAGCGGAAGAGTCCATGCCCCTTTTGAATTAACTGGAAATTCATTTGCGATTCCCCAGGAATTGTTTTTATAAATACCTTTGGTGTCAAAATATCCGCTATTATTTTTCTCCCAAACAATTAAGTTATAATTGTTCCAGTATAAATCAAACTTATTACTAGGAATTCTATTCCTTAGAATTTCTACTCCGTTTTCATATAAGTGTAGCATTTGTCCAATTTGTCTTATTTATACCTATATATTATTATACAGGAGCAAAACAGTAGTTGTCAACTGTTTTTGTTATTTATTTGGGTTAATCATTGAAACTTCACCATTTAGCAATTCTTCAATGTGTGAGCATACAACATCCCACTCTTCTTCAAATAGCTTGTAAGATCTTCCGTGCCCTGGTCCTGGTGCAATTTGTTGTCTATGAGAGACCATTAATATATGGTCGGCAGCAAGCTCTACTCTGCCACCTTCCCCTATAGAAAGATTAGGTTCGTGATTTATTCTAGATAGCTCTGATCCAAAATCTCCGTAGTCTAGACCTAAATCTTTTATTAGGTTCTCCTTTAATGTTTTTTCAACATCAAGGTTGAGAACTGAAGGTGAATAGTGCTTAACTACAAAGCCATCTTTGTCTACTAAGTACTTTTCAAAATTTGCGGCCTGGATTGCTCCAGCATAAAAGCCTTGGCATAGCCACCATGAGTAATACTGGTCGAATGGGAATTGTATTCCTAGCTCTAGGGCCTTACCCCATAAATTATTTGCGTGATCTGAAATTACATTAAAAACTTCGCTTGGCTCTCCAAATGGCTGGTCTATTCCATTTAGATCTCCGACTATCTCTCTGTTTGGAATTGAGTTTACTTTTTCAGAGAATCCAAATGTAGTCCCGTATACATCGCAACCATAGTTTTGTGAATCCATTCCTTCAACTAATCCTTGTGACCATGCTCCCTTTGTAACTCCTGGACCGCAGTAATCATTTGTTGGAAGAGCTACAATCTCAAAGCCTCTGTCCTTGTATTTCTGCTGAAGCCACTCTAAGACCTCCATTTGGTTTGCATTTCCACAACCTACTGTAGTGTTTACAAACATTGTAACCTTACCCTTATACTTTTTCAAAAAGTCTGGTGTGCCGTCTGCTGCATTTAGTTCTAGGTCATATAGTGATTTCATTTTTTGTCCCCTTTTATTTTTATTGATGCAATTTTTACAGACTTTACTTCATCGTCTGTGCCAAATACATCCGAAATGTATTCCTTTGCATCATTTTCATCAAAAGCTTCTACCTCTGCTGAAATTTCTAGCTTAATCAAATATTTATTCATTTACTTTGATACAGTATATCCGTTTTTAGTTAATAAATCAATTGCTGCTTTTACTTTAGGATCCACTTTTGCTGGTATCTTTTGTGCAGTATCTTTTGTTGCCGCCGCCTTTTTTGCTGTAGTTGCTGAAGCACCAAACTTTGGTCTTCCAAATCCTACGATTGAAATAAGAACACCAGCTTTATTTTTCTTGTAAGCACGAAGTTGTTTGCAAACTTCTCCGCCATTTCTTTGGCTTCCAGACTTTTTTGAAGATGTGTTTCCTTCTATACACCAAACAGTTCCATCCTCATTGTCTTTAACAACAATACCTACGTGAGAAATTCTATCGACGCCATCTGAAGGGAAATCAAAATACGCTATATCTCCTGGCTCTGGATCTGCAACATCTACATCAATCCAAGCACCAGCTTTTTTAAATGCTGCTGCACCTCCTGGTGTGTAAACAGTATTAGGAATCTTTACGCCAGATTCTGACCCGCACCAGTTTACGAAACTTCCGCACCATGGTTGGAAGTTTGCTTTCATAAAAGCACCGTATTTAGTTTCGTTGTCTTTAGGACCTTCAATAGTTCCTAGCTCTGCTGTAGCAACTTCTATTAGACGAGCTGCTGTACCTTGTTCTGACATTAGTCTTTATCCCAATCTAGATCAACTGGTTGCTCTTCTGGCATTGCTCCATCTGGCTTTGCTGCCAAACGAGCTGCAGTTGCATCAATTTCTGCTTCTAATTTTTTATCTGCCTGTGTATTTTTTGCATCTACTTCTTTATTTTGTATCTGTGCCGCCATAATATCTTTAGCGCCTGAGTTACCAATTAGAATTCCTGCAAGTGTTCCTGTAATAAATGTTGCAATGCTACCTAGAACATTGAAGAACATTTTGTCATTTTCTGACTGAGCTCCAATAGGTTGTGTTACAAACAACAGCCCATAGATAATTCCAAGAGCTGTCATAAAAAGAATACTTCCAAGAGTTATTCCTAGAATAAACTTTAATCGAGCATCTAAATCTGCGGGCGTTAGTTTTTGTTTAGCCATTTGTTATTTCCTGTTCTGGTGTGTTAGGTGTAATTTTTATTACATCTTTTGTGCAAGTCTGCGTAGCTTCGCATTCTGGAGGATTACATTCTGCAATTTCCCAATTTTTAGGATCTTGGCATGGATATCGGTATCTATTTAAAGATTCTGGTGAACATGCACTTAATGATATCATTAGTAAGCCTGCTAAAGCAATAGAAAATATTTTTCTCATAGTACAATTATACACTATTTATCGTCTTTTCTAAGTGGTATAGTTATTAGCCAAATTACAGTAGTTATTAATACTGCAATTCCAACAATATCTCTAGCTGAGCCAGTCAAAGTTAACCATGCGATAAAGAATCCAAGGAGGGTGAATGCCTGGGCAATTAGCTCCATTCCTGCATCTTTAAACCACTTAGCCAAGCCCTTAATAGCCTTGCCTATAAGATTAAATGCCTTTTTCATTATTTTCATTTATTCCTCCTTATCATTGCCCCTGCAATTTGTGATACAATGACCACTGGGACAATTACTTCCTGTGCTTTTTCTCTCTGATCATCTGTCATGTCCATACCTAATTCAGAGAAATTAGATAGTAGTTCTACTGGGTCCACCGCAAATACCGCTCCAAGTGGGTCTGCTAAGAATTCTTCTGTTTGTACTTCTGTTACTGCATCTGCTAATGTAAATGGCATTGGAGTTTCTCCTGCCTCCGCCTCTCTATCTGTAAACTCAACGAATGCTTCTGCCAGTGCTGGGTTAGACTTCATCTGCTCAGCAATTTGTGCAACCTCTGAAGGCTTAATCCCAAGGTCTTCTGCAACCTCAGCCTTTGCTTCTTGCGTCAAGGCTCTAAGTGTTTGGCTAACTGCTGTTACTTGTTCAGGGGAAAGAGTAACTAACTTATTATCCTTGCTTGTAAGGTTAGCAATAACTCCAGATAAGTCTTCTGCTGTTCCTGTACCCTTTTCAGGAATAAGTTCTGCTAAAACCTCATCTTTAACTTCTACATCTGGCTCAGTCCATGGGTTTTCTTCAGGCTCAGGATCTGGTCCTGGTTCTGGCGAGGGTTCAGGCGTAGGCTCTTCTGTGGGTTCCTCAGTAGGCTCTGTAGTTGGTTCTGTAGTTGGTTCTGGGTCTGGTGTAGGTTCTACTGTAGGTTCAGGAGTTGGTTCCTCTGTAGGCTCTGCTGTAGGCTCAGTAGATGGCTTTGGCGTAGGAGTGGGCTTTGGCGTAGGAGTGGGCTTTGGTTCCTCAGTAGGCTCTTCTGTAGGCTCAGGACTTGGCTCCTCTGTTGGCTCACCTGTAGGTTCCTCTGTAGGCTTTGGAGATGGATCATCTGTAGGTTCATCTGTAGGTTCAGTACTTGGTTCTGGGGTAGGTTCTGGAGTTGTTTCTGGAGTTGGTTCTGGAGTAGGCTGATTGGCTGCAGCGTTAGCTGCTGCCTGAGCAATAGCAGACTGAATTTCTCTTTGTAATTGTTCTTCATAGTAACGCCATGCGTTATCAATCGCACTATTAAGATTATTTATTGACTGCTCGTATGCATCTTCAGCATTATTTTTATTTTGCAATGCAGTGGCAACATTTAAAACTGCGTTGTTATATTCGTTTGTTTTATTAATTAATGTTTGATTATAATTATTTAATGTTGAAACTGCTTGATTATAAATATTTAGTTTGTCATTATATACATCTTGTGCTAAGTTCTTTGTGGCAAGTGCTTGGTTATAATCATCTATCTGCTCCTGTGTTGCACCTGGTCCAGAAGAAAATGTATTAAGGTTACAGCTAAAATTTTGTCCCCAGACTCTTGGATTTCCAGCATAGTCACATCCTGCTCCAGTCCATCCTCCAGGAATTGCCCATCCAAGATGATATGAACCTGGGCCTCCGCCGTTATACCACCATATTTCTACATCTAAAGTCTTGTCTTCACTAACATCATATGCTGGAGAATAGTCGCTCCATGTAGCACCTTGCTCTACCCAGTTATCAACGGCAAGTTGCCCATCAACATACATTCTAAACCCATCATCTGTATATCCTGCAAAGTAGGTTGATGTGAACCAAGACGGTACTGTTATTTGACCAGTGAACTTAACTATAAAGTTTTCGTATCTGTTACCACAAACTGGTAGTTGCATGTGGCTTGAGTTCCAAGTACCAGAACAAAGAACAGATCCTGGGGTAGCAACATTACCCTGTCTAACAAGAGTATAAACAGTGTATGCCAAACCTGTTCCTCCAGCAGACTGCATGTTAGATTGTGCTGTTTGTAGATTAATGTTGGCTACTTCAAGTGCATCTAGTGCATTATTCTTATTAGTTAGGGCAGTGGCTACTGTGGCTGTTTGTCCATCTACTGCTGATTGGGCTAAATCTTTTTCTTCAAGTGCCGTGGTTTCTGCGTCAAGGGAGTCATCATATAGGACAGAGGTTTGTGTCTTGGCTTCTTCTGCAGATACGGCAAGATCATATTTGTCTTCTGCTTCTTGGATTAAGGATATAAATTTATCCTTGTAACCAAGGTCGTCAACGCTATTGTTTAGGTCTTCAATTTCTTGAGCTGCTAAGCTTAGTGGATCATCAGAATAAGCGGGTGACATAAAGAGCCAACCAAATGCAAGCATTGTGGCTGCTGTTATTCTAAATAATTTATTCCTTGTCAAGTAGGGCCCCTAAGTAAACAATATGTCTACCTAGTAATTATACCACTTTAACTATTTAGGATTATCTGTTTTATAAAAGCCATTACCTTTAAATTGTATACCAAATGGGGTGAAATGTCTTATCATACTTGAATCACATTCAACACATGTATAACCTGGATCACTATCTGTAATTGATCTATTTACTGACATCAATGCATGTGCTTCATCATATGAACATTTGTATTCGTATACTGGCATACCTATTCCTTAATATTAGTAGGCAGTTTTTGGACTTACCCAGGTCGCAATATTATTTGATCTTTAAAATTTTTGGTTGCTTTTCCTTTGGGATGTTTCTTACTACATTAATGTGTAGCATTCCATCCTTCAGCTCGACATTGGATACTTCCATGTATTCACTAAGCTCAAAGATTCTTGTAAACTTACGTGCAGCTATTCCTTTATGAACAACTTCTGCGTCTATTACCTCTTTGATTTCACCTGTAATCCATAGACTTCCGTCTTCAATAGATACAGTTAGATTATCTCTTGTGAATCCAGCCACTGCCAGCGAAAGCTGATAGTTATCTTCGTCTAGCTTTAACAAATCATACGGCGGGAAAGCTGTATTATTTACTTTACTTAGACTGTTAAAACGTTCCAACTCTCGGTTGAAACCAATAAAAAATGGATCCTTGAAAAGATCCATGGCGAAATTTGTTACCATTTTTGCTCCTTTTAAGCGAGTTAAATTAGTACCCCCATTTGGCAGGCACTAATATATTATATCATTTAAGCAAATAAAATTGCAACTATTTTTTTGATTTAGCCCTAGCTTTTGCTAGTGCATCAAAGTCTTTAATTTTTGTTTCTCCCATATAACCCCAAGCATGACCATCTTCAATCATCTTTTGATTAATAGATTTATCTGATCCGTCCAAGAAAACCCAACCTAAAATGCGACCAAACTTTTCAGATGAGTTCATCTTTTCTGTTTTAATAACGACAGTTTTAGCTGAGTCGATTGCATTCTTAAGATAAGCCTTGGCTTCAAGACCCAGTGCCTTTTCCATCTTGTCTGTTGTACGGCTTTCTGGGGTGTCTATACCAGCCAGTCTTACCCTTGAAGTAAATGATATATCAAATCCAAGATCGATATCTACATCAATAGTATCCCCATCTACAACCTTGCTTACTTTCTTTACATAATATTCAAACATATAGTCCTCCTTAGACCCAATACTTAATTATAGCAGTTGTGGCGAGCAAAGACCATATTATATTAAACCAAATAATTGTTGGTAATGTTTTAACTGTTGATGACCAAATTAAAGATAAACTAGTTATTAGTGCAAAGATGTATAGCCACCAAAACTGTACACCAAAAATAAGACCTGGAATAATAATTGCTGCCTTGGTCATAAAGGCAAAGAACTCTACGGTATTTGGTAGGTCCCAATAAGACTTATGCCTCATTGTCTTTAGAGCATTAATCCACTCTGTTCTAAATTTCATTTTAATCCCTCCAAAAATTTCCTGTGATCTACACATTCTGACACCTTGTGATTACGATATGTACTATAGTAGTCATACAGATCAATAGCTTTTTTGTACTCATTATAAATTTCTACGTATTCTTTGGCAAGTTCTTTATTTATTTTGTCTATAGCAGATCCTACCACAAACCAGCTCTTGGACTTCCAATACTCTCCATTGTCTAGTTTCCCTGGCATTCTGCTTTCCCAAATTTTTATCTTATTCCTTAGTTCTTCTGGGGCGTTTTCATAAGAAAATTTTTCCCAAAATGGTGTGTCTTTCCTTAAAGACATGTAGTGAAAGTATATAAAGTTAAGTATATCGTCATTCATTCTTACAATCTTTTTATTAAACTCATCTCTTATTTGCTGAGTGTTGCTAACAAATAGGCTTGGTGCGCCAAATATTTCTGTCAGCTGAACCATGCTGACCCAAAGAGAAGTTGCCTCTAGGGGCTCTACAAAGTTTGCTGCAAGCCCAACTGCAACACAGTTGTTTTGCCAAGGCTCTTCGAATGACCCTGGACTAAAACTAAATCCGCCTTTATCTTTTCTTGGATATGTTGGAACAAATCCTAGTAATTCTTCTATCTCTTCAATGGCAGATTGCTCTGATATTAAAGAAGAATCATACACATAGCCACAGCCAAATCTTGATTGTAATGGGATTTTCCACATCCAACCATATTTCATTGCAATTGCTTCTGTGTATGGAGGAATCGCATCTGTCATTTCAATAAAAAATGGGACGGCAGAATTTGTTGGTAAAAATTCCTTATAGCTTTTCCATTTTGAGTTAAATGTTTTTCCAATAATAAGCCTATGAAATCCACTGCAATCAAAAACAAAATCGGAAGGAATGCTATTTCCGTTATCAAGATCCAAGCTTGTTACATTGCTTGACTCATCTAAAGACACTTTGATTATTGTATCTTCAAAAACTTTAATTCCTCTTTCTATTCCTATCTCTTTAAGCCTTGCTGCAAGTTTTGTAGCATTAAAATGAAAAGAAACAAGACCTATCTGTTTATAGTCTGATATAGATTTTCCATCTTTATTTTTTTCAATAATGAAGGGAACTTTGTTATTTTCTGAAACTGTTTCTGTAAAGTCTACATTTTTTAAGCTATTGTTTAGTGCAATACTTGAAACGAGGATGGGGCTTGAAGACAAAAACATAGAAGAAAGTCCTTCTGTTCCAACAGTTGGGTCTGTAAAGTCAAATCCGTGGTAGTAAAAATCATCTTGGTTGTTCCATCTAGTAAACTTAATTCCATTTTTTATAGTTAAATCACAATTTTTTACTAAATCCTCTACCCCTATATCCAATGTTTTTAAGAATGCAGGAAGATACGGAGTAGATCCTTCTCCTGCACCAAGTATTCCAATATCTTTTGATTCTATTACAGTAACATTTAGTTTTGGATAATTCTTCTTTGCTGTTAAAGCAGTAAGCCATCCAGCACTACCTCCACCAACAACAACTATATTTTTATTCATGCCTGTGCTCCAGTAGAAGGGGATATCTCAATAAGATCAATATTACATCTCTGAGGCAATTTACCTACCCACAATATAGCATTTGCTATATCTTCTGCTTCCAATGCCCCATCATTATGCTGGTGGGTATTAATTGCTGCTGGACATACCTCTGTAACCTTTACCTTAAAATGAGATAGCTCTAGCCTAAATAATTTTGCAAGTCCAGATATTGATAGCTTTGAGGTAGCATAGTTTCCTCCGCCAGCATAGAAATGTTTTTTTGCAAATGAAGATATAAAAATAATGGTGGCATTGTCAGATTTTTTAAGGTTTGGTATAAAAAGTTTTGACAAATACATTGGGCCAGCAACATTAACCATATATGAATGCAAAAAGTTTTTAGGGGTTTCTGAAGATAACTGTTTAGCCCCATCAATCCCAGCGCATGAAGCATTATTTACAATTAGATCTATTGTTTCATCTTGATATTTTTTATAAAAATTACCAATACTTGTCTCATCTGACAAATCTAAGTGTTCAATTTTTATATTATCAAAATTTAAATTCTTTACTCCCTCTGGATTTCTTGATGTTCCAATAACAAAGTAACCGCTATCAGACAAGCGCTCTGCCAATAGGTTACCTACTCCTCCACCAACTCCAGTAACAATTGCTTTCTTCATAATATATCCATAACCTTACATTGGCATTAAGCAGAAAGAATTTTTGCTAATGCATTAATTGTTGCTGCAATTCTTCCGATATCACGCAACTGCTCAACCGTATAGCCTTCCTCTTTCAATGTTTCATAGTGTGCTTTAACACAAAAATGACATTTGCCAATAATTGATGATGCTAAAGAATAAGCTTCAAACCTACCCTTTGTTGTTCCACCGTGAGAGGTGATTGCATTCATTCTTAGCTGGGCTGGCAACCCCTTAAGGTTTTGATCATCTGCCATTTCAATAAATGGATACCATACATTGTTTTGAGCCATAATAGCACCAGCCGTTAAGGCTGCATTTTTTTCAACTTCATCAGTAGCGCTTGCAGTAATAAATGCAAGCAACTTAGAATTTCCAGTTGCAAAGGCTGCAGCAATTGATAAATACGTGGCATGCTCTGGTTCAATTGTTGACCTATTAATTACTGCATCTAGATTTAGCTTTATATCTTTAGCATATTCTGGAAGAGAATCTTTAAGCTGATCCACCCAATTCATTACAGCGTTTCCCCGCCCAAAGATCTATTGCAAGCGCATAGCTCTCCTGTTTGAAGTGCATCTAGAATACGCAATGTCTCGTCTGGGTTTCTTCCAACATCCAAATTGTTTACTGTTGCATGCTGAATAATATTGTCTGGATCAACAATAAAGGTGGCACGATAAGTTACTCCAGAAGAGTGGTGAACACCAAGGTCGGTTGCTAGTTGGTGTGCAGTATCTGCAAATGACCAAGAGTTTGTTTTCTTTAGGTCGTCATGAGCATTTCTCCATGCAATCTTGCAGAACTCATTGTCAACTGAACCAGTCATTAAAACTGCATCTCTATCGTTAAAGTCATTAACTAAAGCGTCATACGCAACAATTTCTGTTGGGCATACAAATGTGAAATCTTTTGGATAGAATACAATAATCTTCCATTTTCCTGGGAAAGAATCTTGATTAACTATCTCAAAAGAAGATTCATCATACGACAAAGCCCCTGGCTTAACTCCAGTAACCGCAAAGTTACCTAATCTATCTCCTACTGTTTTCATTTTTTCTCCTTATTTATAAGCGATACTTGTTGTGGTACCCCTGGCTGGAATCGAACCAGCGACCAACAGATTAGAAGTCTGTTGCTCTTCCTCTGAGCTACAGAGGTATAATTAAATTATACTATTAAAAATCAAAATCTTCAATAGCCTCTAATGGAATTATTCCCTTTTGCTTTGCTATATTATATCCTTCTTCTGTAAAGTTATATGTTACCCGAAGATTTTCATCATACTCAACCTGCATTAAATCACTATTTAATAGATCTATTAGTTCGGATTCTACATAATGCTCATGAGCTTCCCACAAATCTGGTGCAAGTAATGGAGTTACATTTTCATTTAACTCAAAAATTGCTTCTCCGTCTTTTGAGAATCCAACAATTTTAATTGCACCAATATCTAGATAATGCTGAATCTTAATCATTAGATCTTCTTCATCTTCTTCATCAAATGGTTTTGACATTGCTACCTTTCTGTGCAACAAGTAGGACTTGAACCTACGATTACCGAATTATGAGTTCGGGGCTTTAACCAACTAAGCTATTGTTGCTTAGCCTAATTATATTATTTAGTTACCGATTTTGTCAATAGACTGCTCTACTATTTGTTGAACATACTCTGAAAAATGTTTTCTTATGCTGCCAGGCGGTCTCTTGCCAATATCAGACCACACTCTTTTATATTCATGAATGTTGTCAAATGTTGTTGGGCATACAAGTATGCCATCATAATCCTTTAGTCTTGTTGGCAAAGGAACATGCTTGCTGCAGCACTTGCACTCTTTAGCTTTTTCTTGATATATACTCATAGTATTTCCATTCCACTTAATGCATCAGAAAGATCCCTAGGCATTGCTGAAGGTGCCTTAATTAAATTCGGGCTTTCTTGTGTTAAACTTTCTCTATATTGTTTTTTTACAGAAGCATAGTCATGAACCTCAATGTCTCCAAAAGCTTCTCTTGTTAAACTAATCGCATTATATATTGAACCACAAACAGCATCGGCTAAGTCTTTAGAGCCTTTTCTTGGGTGGTCAACTTTATCACGCATAATTCTTAACTCTAATAATTCATCTACAAGCAATGGTATATGAGGTCCATTTAATCTTTCTTCTAAAACTACCATAGCCATGTCATCGTAATGTTTTTTTGCAACAGATAAAGTTTGAGTATTTATTCCATACTGCTTGAGCTGCTGCATCATGTCGTGAGAGTTCCATCTATCAAATGTGCATATCTTAATATTAAATCCCCTGGATCTAAGAGACAGAATATAATCTCTTACTTCAGCAAAATCCACTGACTTGTCTGAAGTAGGTGTCCAGTACATAACAGCATCCACCTTAACAATTGGTGCTGGCTGAGAGTAAGTATCAGTAACTTTTACACTAACAAACTTTTCAATGTGGGCCATAGATACAGCACAATGGTCATGTTTTTGAGCTAAGTCAACGTGTATGTAGTAATCTTTATCTTCTTCTGGCAAGAACCAATCTTCAAATCTTCCAAAGCCATCAACTGCTATAGATAGATCTTTAAATGCCATCTCAATCTTCTCACGAGATTTAAAGAAAGCATCAATTGCTTCTGGTGGCATACATGCAAATCTTCCCAGAGCATCTGTTACGTCTCTGTAGAATGCAATTTTAAAATCTTCTATACTTCTTGTTGGATTAACTTCCCAGGTGGGCCTACGTATTGCGTAGACTCTTGGATACTTGTAAGAAATAATTTGATCTTCATCCCAAAATATATCAAACTCATTACCTACTGTATTTTCTGGAAGGTCTGGATCTAGTTTAAATCTATGTGATCTTGATATAACTTCTTTTTCTGAAATAATTTCGTCATATCTTTGCTGAATATAGTCATTCTTAAAACGTGGAAATGAAAGAAGAATTACTTTGCCGTAATCTGGGAAACGAGAATCTACAGATGCCCTATACATATCATAGATGCCACTTGCTGTTTTTGCCTGATCATGTCCGCTTGTACTGTCTAAAGCAAAACCAGAAATTTCATCAAGCACTGCGACAAGAACGTTATAGCCTTCAAAAGCTTCTCTTTCTGAGTGTCCAGAGTAAACTGTAACATTCTTATCAAACTTTATCTCTGAAGCTTTTTCAAAATACTTACCTACAAACCAGGGTGAGTGTGTTACCCTATTCTTGAATCCTTTAAAGAATACATTGTTTGCTTGCTGGGCATTTATAGCAATATTGATAATATCAATTGAATCACCTGGTGGCTTACCATAATAGGATGCTGGATCTTTAAGGCATAGTAGAAGATAAACAATATAAGCAACAGATATGGTAGAGCAATAATCTTTTCCACTACCCTTACCTAATTGAGCTACAACTTCATTGCATGTCTGTTTATATCTTAAAGAACCTTCCTTTTCACCAAAAAGTTTAATTAGAGTTGACTCTTTATAAATCTGAGAAGATTTTTCAATTAAAGTATACTGATTTTCTGACAACTCAGGAAGACCTAAATAATTTTTGTCTGTTACAAATGTTCTTAGATCGACAGGTCTTTCTTCAAACTCTTCTCCATCAAGTATATCAATGAGGTCATCAAAATTAAATTCCACTGACTTCCTCAATAATCTCTATCGGCTCAACAATTCCAGTAATTTGTGATAAACGTTTAGCCACTTCCATCTTACACTTAGGACATGTTGCAGTAACTTCTTTTAGAATCTTAACTAGAACTTCTTGTTTTCTTTCCGCCTCAGCTATCTGTCCTGCCATCTCTGCGTTGTCAAGCAAACCGACTTCTTGTAACATTCCAATTCTTTTGCCCTCAATGTCAGCGATTAGCTTAAGTGCACCAGATTTAACACTAAGCTGACCTGCTTGATCAGCGTCTTCAACTGTTTTCCATGCTTCTTTTATCAGCATTGCATAGTGTTGGTCAGCTCCAGAGATAGCCTCCTTAGCACGTTCACGGGCTGATGTATCGTTGTGGACAACACTCTTCCACTCATCTATTAGCTCAATGACTTCTGCCCTCTTAAGACCAGTAAGGGTAGCAATCTGTGTAGGGCTGTTGCCCCTAAGTAGTTCTTCAACTACTTTATTCATACGATCAAAATGATCAGCTAGTTCAATTTCCATATAAATACATTATACTTCTAGTCGACTGAAATAGCAAATTCCTTAGCAACTTTGAGTAATATTAAATATCCAATAAGGTCATCAATATCATTATCCCCTGGATATTCTTCTCCCTTAATTAATCTATTTAATTTATCATCAATTCTGACGTATAGCTGCTCTCTTGGACCTGCCTTGGAAAATATACGAACTGGATCTAGGGCTGAATTTCCATATGAAATATTTTTCTTTATAAGCATATGAGCAATATCAAGGCATGTTGATAGAATTTCTTTACCAGCTTCTGTCCCTACTGTAAGCAAATAAAGGTCATCGTATTTAAATACTTTTGAATCCTCAAAAACTGGTGAAGGTGTCATTTAATTAAACCCTTTTCTTTTAATGCTCTATATATGGTCATAACTGTTACGCCACATTCCTGTGCAATTTCTTCCATACTTTTCCTTTGAACAACGTATCTCCTATGTAGCCAATCTTTATTTTTATACATTTTCACAGATGATCCCATCTAAAATGTTTTCTGTAAGATTCTAAATCAATGACAGTTGGATCAACCCACCAGTCTTCTGATTCAGTTCTAGCAACAATTGAATACCCAAGTGAGTCTAGTATCTCTCTCTGAACATCTCTCATAGCAACATTACGCCAGTACATGTTTGCATCATGCTCAAATGTAATAACAGTAAACCTGTATGAATTTAATGGTACTGCTATTAGTCCATGCAAACTTGTGTAGGCATTTCCATCTGGCCTTCCGTTTAGATTGTAACCAGCATCAATGTCTACCTGAAGATAATCTATTTGTTTAGGAAATGAGTTTTCTTCAAAGTAGGATATATAGTTGAAATCTAGAGCATCTCCCATACATGGGTTAGATCTGTTCTCATTAAACTCTGCTCTTAGTTCTTCTTTAATTTCAAAAGACACACCCTTCCAATCAAACTCATTTTCTAGCCTATTGGTATTGCTTCCATTTTTTGAATGAAATGCTCCTAGCTCAACATAGTATCCTTCTTTTTTATTATCTAGAAGCTCTAAAACAAACTCTTCCTGTGCACTTCTATCGTTCCATACTTGTGTCATTTATTTGTGAGAACCTCTCTAGCATAATAAGCGATGCCGAATGCATCAGCTACATCAAAATCTTCTATCGATAAACCATGCTTTTTATTAAAGTAATCTGCCGTTCTTTGCTTACGCATATTTCGTAACTGGTTTTTGTACCACGAGTCTGCGTAACCTGGATTGGCTAAACGTATTGCCGCCTTCTCTTCTTTAGTAGGGTTCTTGTTCCCAATATACGATTGCCAAGAGCTAGGAGATATAGTAATAACTGAAGCACCCGTAGACATAAGCTCAGCAATGACAACACCATAAACATATGATAATTTTATCACAGCATCTGGTGATCTGACAAGTATAGCTCCTTCTACTGCAATGTAATCGCTTTTTAGCTCATCTAGCATCATAGCAACTCTACTTTTAGCATTATAAATCTTTTCGTATATATCATTTCCAACTAAATTAATCTTACCCCATTTAATTGGTGTGCTACCTTCGATTAAACAAAAGGCAACAGATGATGTTGATGCATCTATTCCAAGGACTCTGCTTGCTTTTGTCCTAGATAATTTCGCCAGAGTCACGTATCATCCTTAATATTTTACTCCTATCAGACTCAGAGTTATTTTTTTCACATCTAGAGCATATGTCTAAGCTGTTATACCTACTCAATCTTGAGCTGCATGACTTGCATAGTCTTTTTTGCCCAGATCTAATTGCTTTTTTCTCATAGTATTTCTCCATAATCTTTTTATTTGTTGCTATTCTGCAGCAATCATCTGAACAATATTTTTGATTATGTGTTTTTGGGGTAAACTCTTTTTCATTTGTGCAATCTGAATTAGCGCATATCATTACGAAGGCACCTTAAATCTTTCTATCTGTACCGTTCCAACTGGTGTGTCTTTTGAATAACACTCTTTTTTAATTGGGCAATACGTGCAAGGCATCTTTGTTTTTGTTGCGCCCTCTGGCTTCATTGGTAGGTCACCTTCTTTAAAGTTATCCCAGACTTCCCTCATCCACAAGAATGTATCTTCGATAATCTTTTTATTCCTGTCGTTCATTGACACTGGAATAATTAGGATCTCTTGAGTATTCTTATTCTCATAAAGAAAGAATCCTTCTTTGGCATCCTTAAGTTTCATGTATGTTAAAAGCTGAAGCAAATGGTTTGGTGATGGGCTCATCTCTGCTTGCCTTGTATCCCAGACCTCTTGCTTTGCAGTTTTAATTTCTCCAATTACGGTTTCATTATCATATTCCATAATAAGGTCAATAAAGCCGCGAATTGGTGGATACTCATTTATAATCTCTTCTTCTTCTGCAACCCATTGAGGCATAGTTTTAATTAAGTTCTGAAGTCTCTCGTGGGCCTGGGTACCCTGAGCCATGTTAGCGACTGCAACAGCATCATTATTGTCAATAAAGACTGCGCCAGAAAAAGCCATATACCAATACCTTGGGCATGTTCCATGACCATAACCCAAAGAGCTTGGACTAAAAGACTTCTTAGTCATTTCTCCATCTTCCCTTTTAGTATTCTTATATGACTCATCAAGCATTGATGCAAAAAGCTCTGGATCAAAGAACTTACCAGTATGCTTTTTAAACTTTAAATTTTTAACTATGTTTCTACCCATTACAAATTATACCTAACGACATACTTAAGTGCATCTACAAGTTTGTCTATGGACTCCTTTGCTGAATAATATATATTTTTCTTATTATTGTTCATTGTTCCCGCTTTATCTTTTGCTATTGTTGAATAGTAAGATGCCATCATAGCAAACTTAGTTGACATAGCTTGAAGCTCAATAATAAGTTGAGGAGCTTTTGCAGCAGGTACATCTGGATTTAATAAAAGCTTTACTATAACAGCTAGTGCTCTGTCTAATTGAGCATCGTTCATATACTCATGTAGATCATTGAACTCTGTTATAGAATTAATTAACTCTAATGTATTCTTATCCTCTGTCATTTTTAATCTTTTTATCCCACTTATCCATTAATAGACCGACTCCATATCCAACAACAAAGCCAAACAGGGTTCCATAAACAAAGTATAGCATTAGAATGGAACCTCAGCATATGTCTTATATGAAGGAAAGTCGTTATTACTTGGAGACTTGTCCTTAGACAACGTGTATGCTGTTACTGAGATTGAGTCTGCGTTAATTTCATATGAGCTTCTCTTAACGCCATCCTTATCTGTCCAGTTTTCTTCATAAATCTTTCCAACGATAATAACTTCCATGCCCTTTTTAATCACAGACTTTGATTGATCTGCAAGTGTGCGCCAAGCCTTGACTGTCCACCATGAAGTATTCTTGTCTTCCCATTCACCAGTAGAATCATTCTTGACACGATCATTGGTTGCAACTCTGAATCTAAGGCCATTTGACCCAACAGACTCTGGTTCACTACCAACTCGTCCAACGATTGTAATAATCGGATTAGCCATTTTTATTTTCCTCCCAAAATGTGATCAGCTCTTCTAGTACTGACCACTCTATGATTCCAAGACGGACCTTGGAATCCCCACCAATAATAATTTTAAGGGCTGGATGCATGTCCCTGCTAACCTTAAAAGTATCCGTACAGATTTTAGCCCATACATCTTTATTTAAATTAAATGAAGCTTTGGATTCTTTGTAGTCTACTACAAAATTTTTCCACTTAGCATCACCTTTTTGATATTCTCCACGGCCACTATTCTTTTGTGCCTTGGCGCCATCTCTTTTTACTTCTGCTCTTTCTGACATCAGTTAAGCTTGTGCTTTGTCTCATGACCAGATGGGCATTTCCAGTACATCTCTAAAGTAGCCTGGTTAAAGTTATAATATGGAGCATACAATTCACATTTACTGCATGGTCTTTGTTGCTCTATCTTTTCAACTCTGCTATCTACAGGCTCTTCAGTCTTTGAACCAAAAAACTCATTAATGCTTGGCATTTATTTCTCCTATTAAGCTGTCTACAACATCTGGATTTTCCTTTAAATACGCTACAGCCTTTGCACGTCCTTGAAAACGTTCTCCATTTACTGTATACCATGCGCCACCCTTTTCAATAATGCCACACATTTCTGCAACATCTAATGTCTCTCCAACATAATCTATACCAAGAGCTTGCCCTTGGTAGTAAAAGTCATACTGTCCTGATAAATTTGGGGGGCCAACTTTGTTGTAATCAACAATCCAATTAACTGGTCGCCCAACTCTTTGTTCAATAATTTTGTCGCCAACTTTAATACCAGCTTTAATAGCATTAGCCTCAGCTTCTGAAGACCATAGCTTGATGACCGTGGAAGAAAAGAACTTGACTGCCATGCCACCTGTTGGGATGTGACTAGCATGCATAGATCCAAATTGATTTCGCTGTTGCGAGATGAGAACAAGTAGTGTGTTTTTGTTTGCATAATTTAACATCTTGACTGCGTGAGTCATATCCTTTGCTTCTGCGCCGATTTGCTTAGTGTCTTGCAAATCTTTCATTTCATTTCCATCTTTTTCAAAGTAGATTGCTGGTAGCAATGCTGAAATAGAATCAACTACTATTAAATCAACTCCTGCCTCCATAAGCTTTGTTGCAACATCTACCATGTCATTAACAGTTTTAGCTGGAGAATAAATTAGTTCTTTTGAATTAACTCCTAGTTTTTCTGCCCACTCTGGATCATAAGAATGCTCAGCATCAATCCAAGCACAAGTCTTTCCTTCTTTTTGTGCAAGTGCTATCATTTGCAAACAAAATGAAGATTTTCCTGCTGACTTATTTCCCCAAACCAATATCTGTCGTCCATAAGCAAATCCGCCATTCAAGGCAAAGTTTAAACCTATGCTTGGCGTTGGCTGCTTTTCGATTTGAATATCGACTGCAGACTGAACCCTTGCTCTAGTTTTAGGGTCCAGCTTTGCCAGAATATCATCTAGGTTAATGTCCATTTAATTAATCGTTAGCCAATTCATAATCAGATTTAAATCCTAGTGGCTCTAGCTTAAACTCAAAAGATAGTGACTGATCATTGTATGTAACTGAAAGCTGCATGTCATCATTAGTACTCTTCATAAAATCTTCAGTTGATACCTCAACAGAACCCATCTTGCTTAATATAGCTACTAAAACTCTAGAGGCATTCATTGTCTTAAATACATCTTCTGCATTGTATGTCATTTTACTTCCTTAACCATAAGTGTTCCATCTTCTAAAGTTTTTAGAACTGGCTCGCATATCATTCCCTCTCGCATTTTTGCCAACGAAATCGGATACATACTTGAAAATACAATTGCTCTATTTAAATTTTTATCTTTATCTGACATTACAAGGTGTGCCATGGTCTTGCCAGCTTTTGTTTTATATGGAGTATAGCTTATCACAAACCTTTGGTTTTCGTCAATAGGGTATGACTTTGCATACAAGTACTTTACAAATGCATCGTCTGAATCTTTAGTGATAGAGTCTACATCTATATACCTAGATATTCTATTGTCTCCGACTAAAACAAAATACATTTTGTTTGTTTCTATTTTTGTCTGCTCAATATCGAACAATCCAACTGATCCACTTTCATCAACAAGTTCTATTCGTGACCAACCATTCCCACGCTTTATGCTTTTAGCCATACCAAACATAACAAACGATCCTAGCTCTTCAAACTCATCAATAGGTCTAGCCTGTGCTTTGACCCTTGGCTCTAAGTTAGAAAGATTAAACGAAGGTATTCCTAAAAATTCGTAATAAGACTCTCCTTCTTTACCGCTTCTAGGATTATCATCAAAAGCAGCACCCCCAATAGCATTGAGAGAATTAATGGCCCTAGAATTAATGCCGCTACCCTTTTTGGATGCTTTGTCAACAAAATCTTTATAGTTTTCATATGGTCTCTTTTCAATAATTTTATTTGCAATGCTGTCTGAAATAAATTTAACTTCAGCTAAACCAAATCTAATTGAATCCTTTTGTAATGAGAAATTTACATCTGATTCATTTACATGTGGAAGCTTAACTTTAATTCCAAGCCTCTTGGCTTCGATCAAATAACCTGTTCTTGCGTCTTTGTCTCCTTCATTTTTAAGGATCGAGAATAAAAATTCCAAAGGATAATAGCACTTAAGCCAAGCGGTATAATAAGAAAGCATAGAATAAGCGACAGCGTGACTACGATTGAATGAGTATCCAGCGTGAGCTTCGAATGTTTTCCAGAGACTTTCTGCTTCATCGGCGCTGATATGCTTTTTAGCACCCTGAATAAATTTATCTTTGAATGGACCGAGTTCCTTTGCATCTTGCTTCTTACCAATAACCTTTCTAACCTTGTCTGCTTCCGACCAAGTCATTCCGCCAAGGTGTACGCATGCTTGCATAACCTGCTCCTGATAAATAATAACTCCGTATGTATTTTCTGTAAATGGCTTCATAATTGGATGGATATAATTAACCGCTTCATTTCCATGTTTACGCTTAATGTATGAAGCACCTACAGTATTCATTGCACCTGGTCTAACCAAAGCGTTAGACGCTGCAAGGTCTTCGAACTTATCTACCTGCATTTTAATTAGCAGGTTTGTGTACGGTGTTGCTTCTGCTTGGAACACACCTTTTGTATAACCATCGTTAAACATCTTGTAAACTTTTTGGTCATCAAGCGGTATGGAGTATAGATTGATTTCTTTACCGTGTCTATCCTTAACTGATTTCAATGTATCTGAGATCACAGATAAAGTCTTAAGACCTAGGGCATCTAGCTTAATAAGACCTATATCTGCAACCGTATCCATATCGTATGCCACGACTGGAATTCTTCCAGAAACATCATCATTTGCATCAGCTCTGGACTCTATTGGAGCATACTTTCTCAAATCATCTTTTGCAACAACTACACCTGCAGCATGGACTCCAACACTTCGAATCTTTCCACGAAGTCTTTCCGCAAGCCAAGTTACTTCTGGATATTTTGCTCTAAACTCTTTTGTATTTGGAGAATCCATAAAGTCCTCAAATGTATCGATAGACTTCATTGCACGATTAACATCTGAAAGAGGAACCATAAACACTCTTGCAGCATCTCGAATTACACCCTTATCTTTAAAATAAGTGAATGTAGAAATAGATGCAACGTGCTTAAACTTCTTCTTTAAATAATCTTTTACTTCTTTACGGCGGCGATCCTCAAAGTCTGTATCTATATCTGGAAAGTCATTACGTTCTGGATTAATAAATCTAAAGAAAAGTAAATCATATTTAATTGGATCTACATCTGTAATGCCCAGAGCGTAGCAGACCAAAGAGCCAGCTGCAGAACCACGACCTGGACCAACCATAATATTATTTGACTTAGCCCATGTAATCATATCTGCTACAACTAGGAAATATGAAGCAAACGCCTTATCTTTAATTATAGATAACTCTTCTGCAATTCTATCCAAGTAGACCTGATCTTTGTCCAGAGATAGTCTTTTAAGGCCTTCTAAGGCCATATCAGCCAGTTTCTTATCAGCATTGGTCTTTGGGATAGGCAGCAGATCTAGACCCTCATAGAAGTCATACTCGCCAATCTTATTAGCAATTTCCATTGTATTATCATATATATCTGTACGAGTAATTCCTGCCTTATTAAAGTCCGCCTCAATTTCAGACCTGCTTTGAATAAATAGATTATAATCTTGAAATGATATTCTACGGTCTGGGTATAAGTAATTAAATCTATCCATCATGTCTGGCATTTGTCTAGACATTTCAAAGTCTGCATCTTTATCCGACTTAGGAGATGTTGATAGAATAAGCATTGCTTCTTCTAATACTCTATCTTCTTCTTTAGCAAAGTGAGCATCTCCTGTTGCCACCGCTTTTATCTTGAGTTGATCAGCCAGCTCCAAAAGCTTTGAGTTGATTTCTGTCGGGTTATGAGACTGCACCTCAACGTAAAAGTCTTCACCAAAAGTTTTCTTAAAGTCTTGAAGTACAAGTTTTGCTTCTGAGAATTCCTGGCGTTCAATAGCCTTACTAATAAGCCCGTTAAGGCATCCAGACAATACAATAATACCTTCTGCATACTCTTTCAATACCTCTCTATCAATACGTGGCTTATGATAAAAGCCTTCTGTCCATGCAAGCTCCTGAAGGGTGTTGATATTCTCTAGACCCTTTTTATTCTTAGCTAAAAGAATAATATGGTTATAGGCCTGAATTGATTTATCTGTCTTTGAAGATCTATCAAATCTATCTGTTGGAGAAATGTATGCTTCCACTCCAAGAATTGGCTTGATCCCTTGCTCTTTACATGCAATTTGCATTTCACGGTGTGAAGATAGTGTTCCGTGGTCAGTAATAGCCAGAGAAGTCTGACCAGCTTCTTTTGCAGCTTTTACAAGTTCGGCAGGAGAATTAAGCCCATCCATTAATGAATAGAAAGAATGCACATGCAAATGTGTGAAGTTCAACTTAATTCTCCGCCTATACTCTCTCTTACCAGTCTACGCTGCTGCTTGTTGAAGATGACTCTCGTTCTTCTGGAGATGACTCACCAGTATAGAATGCTTCCTGCTCTGCGTATGGAACGCTACGCACTGCTGTTTTTTCTAAATCAAACAGCTCGACAGCGGAAAAGTCGAATGGCTTTTCATCTTTAGCCAACGGTATAATTGTGTAGCTTGTGTCTGTCTTAAGACCACTACGCTTTACACGCCACATTAGATTTGTGATGCTTCCCATTTCATTTGCATATTCAATCAGTGTTGGTGTAATTGTTTTACCGCTTACTCCTTGAGAAAGAATTGCTACATATGGCTCAGTCTTTCCATCATCGACTAGAACATTAATGTAAAGACGCTTTCTTGCGCCCCAACCAGCCTTTGGATCCTTGCGGTGCTGCTCTTGAGCCCAGTCACGGCCTTCATCTTCCATTGTATCTAATGCCTTACGGCGATAATCTTTAGGATTTGTGTGTTCAATTGCAAAAAATCCGCAACCCATTTTTTCATTATAGTGTGGTGAATCTGGATCAAGCTCTTGCAAGAAGCGAATCTTTACTGCTTCACCATCTTCAATCTTTAACCACTTTGCCTTGCTATCTTCTGAACTAGTGTATGTAACCTTGTCCATTGCCTTTGTCATTCCTGACAAACCTTTTACTATTCCCATTTTTTCTCCTTATGTATGTAACGGTATATATCCGTTTGTAACCACGTATTTTTTAAGTTCTGTATTCGAAATTAGATATGGCATTTGTTATACAAGATTTAATATCTTCATCAGACATATCACCTGCATCTTTTACACCCTCTGGATATATTCTACCATAAGAATGCGATGCCCACAAGATGTTTTTATTATTTAGTTTATATGCAATCGTTGAGCCTAAATCTCTTCCTGCCTTATCAGCATCCGTCATAATTATAACTGTATTAAAGTATCTATTTAATAGACTAAGGTTTTGCCCTGATATGTGTCCACCAAGAGTTGCTACCACATTTGGAAATCCAGCTTGGTGAACACGAATTGCATCAAAGCTAGACTCTACAACAATAACCCTATCTCCAATTTTTTTAGCACGGTGAATATTAAACATAGTTTTGCTTCTTGGAAGGTCTTTGCTATTCTTAAATCTCTTATCAGAAATAGATCTACCAACAACACCTACTGCTATACCGTCTGGGCTATGAACTGGAACAGTTATCATGTCCATATTGTCTGAATATCCTAATGAAAAATGTTTAATTGAATCTAAATCAATACCACGAGACTTTAAGTATTCCTGAGCCTTGTCGCTATTGATTAATCCATTATGTAAGTTAATCAATTTTTCTGCTGGGAATTCAATAAAGTCTGGCTTATCCTCTAAGATATCCTTTAATGATTCATCAAAGTTTTCTAGAGACTCTGACTGCTTTGATTCAATATACCTTAAAGACTGAAATTCATTTTTGTTTAAAATCTTTTTTACTAGATCGCTTAATGTTCCAGCTTCGCCACAGGATGGATTAAAACATATGTAGGCACCTTTTGTTTTACTTATGCTAAAGCTTGATGTGTGTCTGTTTGAATGAAATGGACAGTATGCCAAAAAGTCGTTGGATGTTTCTCCAACCATATCTATTCCTAGGCTTTGTACTATTGACCTTATGTGGGCATGGGAATATTCCGTTGTATCAACTTTCCTTGTGTCATACCCTCTAATTGCCATGCCTTCTTCTTTCCTACATAAACTCCATGGAGAGTCATTAAGAACTTCCATGTCTGTCCGTCAAATTCTACCGAAAAAGCTGGGTCTATGTCAAGTACCCTGGCGTATCCAGAATCTTTCATTTGGCTTACAAGCAAATCTTCATATTGTTTTTTAATTCTGATCATGTCAGAATCATCTAAAAACTCAACTCTTATCTGAAACCTTTTAATATTTTTATGAGTCACTTGCTCAGCTCTGGAAGGTCTTCATAGATTGGAGTAATTACTCCCCTATTTATATCCCAGTCAAGGAAGAACCTGAAGTCATGTCCATGTCTATTCTTTCTAGAGACAACCTCAATAAGATCTGTATTAGCATGCTTATGAATTGCAATAGCCATATCAGCATCATACTCAATGGCTTTTGACCATGCAACCTGACTCATCATTGGGGGTTCCTTTTGATCTGAGATATCATCTGCAGTTGCAGCAGTAATATCAATAATAGGAATTCCATTTGTTACAGCAAGGAGCTTGAAGTCTCTTGAGATATTTCTATTTCTTTCAACTTCAGAATTACTTCTCTTATTATCATTGAACAGCTGATGGTAGTCAAGGATAACTAGATCTGGTTTATGTTGATCGATCTTTCCTTGAATAGTTGCTGGTGTTACTTCTCCAGCACCTTCATTTGAGACAAGGATAAAACTATTCTTACCTTCGGTTTTTTTCTTTCCCCAAGTTTTAAAATCATCAATATTAATATCACCCTTAGAAAGATCGCTGGCTCTAAATAATCCAGATCCTAGCATTGTGTAAATTCGATCTCGCATATTTTCTGGAGCCATTTCAAGAGAAACAATCATTGGCTTAAACCCTTGCTCCCAAGCTTTGCATGCTAAGTAAGATGTGAACCATGTCTTTCCTCGGCCTGGCCATCCAATTGCAACAATGAGGTGGCCTGGAGCCATACCAGTTGGGTAGGCCTTATCTATAGCTTCAAAGCCAGTTAAAATTCCTGGGCTTCCTCCCATTGCTAGAGATCTAGTTTTAACTGACTCATAGTGTCTTTCAGCTGAGTCAAGGTCTGTGATATCTAAGTCTTTAACATTATTAGTGTATCTACTTAAGTTTGCTAATTGAGACTGCATTGTTCCAAGCACTCTAGATGGTGCATCTTCTTTTAGAGATGAGCCAGCCTGCATAAGAATTGTCTTTAGCTTGTTGCCCACAAATTCATTTTTTAGTTTGTCTAAATAGTATCCAGTCTCCCCTTTTGTTTCAACTGGCTCAAAGTCTTTAAACTTATCCTGCAAAATTCCAGCCTCTGGAACTGCCCTAAACTTATAATAGTATGACTTGAGACCTTCCCAGATATCTTTATGAGATACAAATAGGTCGTCTGAATTATCTGCAAGAATGGTGCTTATGTCTTTGTTTTTACAAACTGCTGAAATTAGTTCTGCTTCTGTATTCACTAATTATCCTCAACCATTCTTTTAGTTTCTTGCAACAGACGGCTTCTGTTAACTTTATCTTCTTTAATTTGAATCATCATGTCTTCTATTCTGTCAAAATTATTGTAAAAGAAATTAAGTGGGTGTCTATTCTTTCCAGTCTTAAAATAATATTCTAAAACATCTCTAGCTCTATCAAACCCTATGCTATCAATTACATCCTGCATAGCCCACTTCTCTTTATATCTATTAATTGTTGGCTTTGTATTGTACAGGCCTTCGTATAAGTTTGAATATAAAGATAAGAGGATGTAGGGTTCTTTATTTACTGCCACGCAATTCCTCTTCTACTTCTTGTGTCTTTTGAATAAGCTTGTCTTCAACAAACTTATAGACTCTGTCTGCTGCAGCATCTACTGTCTCGCCGTCTCGAACAAAGTCGTCAACGCCAATACCAATCTTAATGCTTTCAAAATTGCCTAGGTTGCGTGTAAAAGACAAATCAACTCTAACCTGAGTTCCTTTTTCCATTAGTGCTCCGCCTTTCTATGTCTGCTTAAAGTGTCATGAGCAAAAATGCCCCAACGCACTACTAATTCTTTCTTACATACTTCACATACTACAACTCTTGCTTGTGCTACTCCGCTTTCCATACTGGTACAAAGTTCCCTTCTGTTGTCTTAGTATACAATATAGTGTTGTGTTTGAGAAGAGCCCTCATCTCATTTTTTGAAGGCATGTTATTAGAATATCCTGATTCTAATATAAACTCATGAATGTCCATTATGTCCGATTCACTATACATAAACTTATACCATGTACTATCTGGATTACCTATTGGATATACTTTCTGAGGATATCTTATCTTGCCGTCCAAAATATAATCTTCTATAGTAACCTTATGCTTACCAAGCAGTTGAGCTACCTGACTAGTTGAGTATGCATTCTCCATAGTTTTTAAAACTTGTGAATAAGAGTATAGCAATCTCTTTTTATCTGGATAGCACCAAGCAACCATCTGGTCTTTAGATCTTGAATGACTTAATACTTTATGTATCTTGTTATTTAAGAAGAAATACCGAATGCTCTTAGCTGATTGTTTTCTCTTTTTTCTATCCATTTACCTAGTGCACTCGTATCCTTATTAATCATCCATCTTTTACCGCACATCATGCAGAAAAGCTCTACGTGTAGTTTTTGTGAAAATACCCTATCTACAAAAACTCTCCCCTGACACTTATTGCATTTCATCATAGTGTAAATAGCTTCCCATCAACAACACATGAGTAATCTGGTGCCACATGGATCATTTGAATATGTGGGTAGTCATTTACAATATGTGCAATGGCAAAACCCTTTTGCCAATCATGGTGCTGCATATATTTCATTCCATCTGATTTTTCATCACACATGTGGCCAAGCTCATAACCTCGAAGAGTTTCTCCCTGTCCACCGTTTCTTAACTCATAAGTAACTAAGTGTGATGCTATTCTATGAGAGTGGCCTCTCATCAAAGATATCTGAAGGTCTTCCATATCTTTTCTTACTGAACCAGTTGAAGCAATTGAAAGTCCATGATGAACATGTATATCTCCAAAGCGGCGCTTAGGAAGTTCATTATAATAAATATACTCATAGCCTAGAGAATCTAGGCTCCACATTGATTCTGGAGTTACTTCAGAAATGTACTCTGGCAACTTAGCATCTACATAATTAAATATTCTAATATCATGATTTCCTAATGCTGAAAAAAGCTGAGCATCTGGAAGCATCTCTCTTGTCTTTGCATAAAAGTCTCTTGCGCCCTTTGCTTCATGCCTCATCATCGGAACAATAAGATCTTTGCTATCATTCTTATGATAGTTTAAAAACTCTGCTGATTTGCCCTCAGTATACTTGCTATAGCAAGCCTGATCATCTGTGTCTCCGAGGTAATCAACGACATCTGGTTTAAACCACTTCATGACTTTAAACCAAAGCGCAATCATCTTATCATCTTGATACGGAAATTGTTGATCGGATGATATCATCCACTTTAAATCGTTGCTCATTAAAACCCTTAATATATATAAAAGCCACGATATCGTGGCTTAATGTTATAGCAATTGTAACATATTAAATCAATGTGTCAATAGATACTTTAAGGTTTGCTTATAACCTTTTTACCTGCACTCAACCAGTGAAAATTAACTGGTCCAGATATAGTTTTTTCAGCATACACATTTAGTTTAGTTGATCCCGACCACTGTCCAGAAATAGACCATCTCATGTTATTAGTTTTAGGATCTTGGTTTCTTGGTGTTGCAACAACATAAGCAATTTCATATTCTGGTCCCCAACCTAAATCAATTTCGATTGAGCTAACTTTTCCGCCAGGTAATCCAGTTTCAAATGTAACTACGCCAGCTTCTAAATGCATTCTAGTTGACTGTGTGATACTACCTGCAGTTGTTGTACTAAGCTTATAAGTCTCATCAGACTGAAGCTTAATGCTATCTATTTGTGTTTGAAGATCCTGTAATTTTTTAGGATCTACTGGCTCTCCATCTTGGAATGTAACTGTCAACTAAATTTCCTCCACCTTTGACTCTATTTGATTAGAGTACTCAGAAATAGCTTTTTCTTTTTCTTGATTTTGATTTATAATTGTAGTAAGCTCTGCTCTTAGCATTGCAATCTGCAATTCATGATGAGCCGCCATCTGGCCAATTCTTTCTTGAAGAGCAGTTATAATTAATTCTTCTTTAGAAGACATTTTTTACCTAACTTATTCTGATAGAGAAGTTAGCTCTTCGACAAGAGCCTCTATTTTTTTATTAACTGAAGCAATTTGCACATTAATAGATGCAATACCATCTGTAGATGGAGTTTCTGCTGCTTCCTCTTCCATTAAATTTACCTGTAAATTATACTTTGAGTATGCAAGCGTTCTCAGGTGAGACTCAATTATTGAGCTTTTTTCTTCATTGGTTAATACGTATTCTGCCATTTTACTTCCTCCTTGTTTGTCATATTATTATACCATTACCATTTACCTATTGGGCAAACCGCTCCCTTTAATCTTGTTTTCGCTGGCATAAAGCAACCGCATTCTTGGCAGGTCTTTACCCCGTCATTAAATTTAGGGCAGGCTTTACATAAAGAATACCTGGCACTTGACTCTTCTTCTGAAGAATACTCTGTGTTTGGATTTAAAAAATCCCAGGGTTTTACTTCATTTGAAGAAACAAGCTTTTTTGCTTGCTCCCATTTACTAGCCACTTATTTCCCTCAATTCAAACGACTGGCCGTTCCAAAAATAATTAGCGCCAGCTTTTGGTAAATCTGGAATATCAATTGCAATGTCTTCCATATCTACTAAAATTGGTGTGCTAGAAAGACCAGCTCTTAATAGATCAGTTCCAGGGCCAGCGATATTAAACCACCCAGCATACTCACCATCAACAAGAACCATGTATGTACTTCCTTGCATGTCTGACTTATTCATAATATCTCCTTAACACAATGAATCATATCATTTATTGCAATAGATGTCTAGTAAAAAATTTATTTGCCAAAGGATATTACCGAGTGCTTCACTCCGCTTACTACTGGCAAAACCCTGTGTATATAATCTGAGCTGGAAGGGAATATTATCAGGCTATTCTTTTGAGGCTTTATCGGTATGCTGTATGCTTTATCTTTAAACTGAATTTCCCCTCCCTCATAATCATCATTTATATAGTAAACAAACGATATAGTAGACGGGTGGCTTTTTCCATCGTCACTGTGCCATGTGAGCTTTTGAGACTGCTCATACTTTAATATCTCCCACGGCTCCCTTTCTTTTATCTTTATTCCAGTTGATCTTACAAAATGCAATATACACTTAGATAATGCTAGATCTATTTTTTTATTAAGAACTCTTTTTGCATTATTGTAATCGGATTTGTCTTGCAAGTTTGTGTATAATGAAAAAACAGTGCACGAACGCAAGGAGGGGTCATAGTCATGATTATTTATTGTTGCGGACTTATAGTCTTGATTATAATCAGAAAATATACTATTTAGCTCAGTAAGAATTTGCAAATCATTTTCTATTGCATTCTTATACATAAATATTTTATTTCCCAGGTCTTCTACCTTCAACTTGTTCCCCCATCTTATGTCTTTTCGCTGAAGTTGTGAGCCATTAAGCCCTCAACAAAGTATATGTCTTTATTTTCAATATTAATTGAAACTGTTTCGACTATTTCATCAACTAAAATTTTTGAGGTAACCGTAACGTTATCTAAATTCTCATTCATAACTGTATCACCCACATTTAAGTCTTTAACCTCAATAAATTTCCAAACACCGTTTTGTCTTGCTGGAATAATATGCTCGTACGTTATCTTAATTGTATCATTTATTAAGTAGTACTGTCCATAAGATCTTATAATAACATTTGTTACATTTGCTACAGTCTTAGTTGTTCCAGAAATATCTTCGGATGACCAGAGAGATAGATTGCTTATGTCAGCTTCGTTGTCGCCAACACCTGGAACGTCTGCTGCCATTACTTCATCTCCAATATAAAGGTCTTCAATATTTTTAAATGTGCCATCTGCCATCTGTATTTTAGTTCCTACAACGTGACATCCACCACCGCCTGTATCAATTGTGTCAATGGTATCAATTGTATCAATTGTATCAATTGTGTTAATAGTATTAATTGTATCAATTGTGTTAATAGTATTAATTGTATCAATTGTATCAATTGTGTTAATAGTATTAATTGTGTTAATAGTATTAATTGTGTTAATAGTATTAATTGTGTTAATAGTATTAATTGTGTTAATAGTATTAATTGTATTAATAGTGGTACAGTTTCTGTATTCTATTTCAAAACTACTAACTTCTCTGGTAGACAAAACATTGCAGCTTGAATTAATACATGTTTCTATAGCAGTCCAAGTTCTAATTCTAGCCTGTTCTCCTTGGCTACATGACCCCCATGACCCCCATGCGCTATAACTTCTATCACCAGTTGTACATCCTGCCGTGCAGCATGGCGCATACTCAAACTCAGTTCCGCTAACCTCTTTTGTTGATGAAGTGCAATTAACTGTATTGCTTGTTTCAATTGCCGTCCAGGTTCTAGAGCGTGTTCTTTCTCCTTGGCTACAGTTTCCGTATGCAGACCAGGCACTATATGTCTTTGGACCAGTGGTAACGCTAGCAGTACAACAATCTATACACTCAATATCATTTCCAGAAATAGTAGTTACTTCATTTGTGCAGCTTGTTGTAAAACAAGATTGTTGAGCTGTCCAAGGTCTTGTTCTGCAAATCTGTGAGGTAAATAGATTACAGCTTCCATACGCACCCCAGGCCCCATAAGTCTTTTCACCAGTTGTACATACCTGAGTGCAACATGATGTGTACTCATACTCAACACTATTTAATTCATTTTGAGAAATTATATTACAGCTTGAATCGATACACGTATTTATTGCAGTCCAAGATCTCTGTCTTCTTCTCTCGCCATTACTGCAACTTCCGTATGCAGACCAATCACCGTAGGTTTTAGTACCCAGAGTACACCCAGCTGTGCAGCATGGCGCATACCCAAACTCAGTTCCGTTTACTTCTTTTGTTGATGATGTGCAGTTAATTGTATTGCTTGTTTCAATTGCCGTCCAGGTTCTATAGCGTGTTCTTTCTCCTTGGATACAGCTTCCGTATGCAGACCAGTCACTGTATGTCTTTGGGCCAGTGGTGACGCTGGAAGTACAGCAATCTTTATAATCGACATCATTTCCAGATCCTGGACCAACCGTAGTAACACAGCTTGAGTTTATAGTAGTAGCTGTTGCTGTCCAGGGAATTAGTCTTCCTATTTGTCCAGTATTTAAATTACATGTACCCCATGGGCCAGGTGTTCCGTAAGTTTTTGGTCCATAAGTTGTAGAAGGTGTACAGCAGCTTGTGTCCTGTTGCTCTGTACCACTTATTTCTGTTGTTGTTTCAACACAGCTAGTATTTGTTGTTATTCTTAGTGCAGTCCAGGTTCTTGATCGAGTTCTTCTAGGATCAGCTCCATAACACTCGCCGTATTCAGACCAGGCACTGTATGTCTTATCCCCGTCAACTGTGCTGGCAACACAACAATCTTTAAACTGCTGCTCATTCCCAGACTCTTGAGTTGTAGTGGTAATGCAGTCTCTGCTGTAATTAGTTCTAGTAGCAGTCCATGGTACTAGTCTAGTTATTCCTACGTTAGGAGTACACGTACCCCAAGGACCAGGAGTTCCATAAGTCTTTTCGCCTAAAGTTGAGGTGGCAATACAACAATCTATGTATTCTGTTTCTGAGCCAGAAAGCTCAACAGTAGTAACTACGCAATTTTGAGAAGTAGTTTTTTGTTGCTGTGTCCATTGTCTAGTTCTTGGTCTCTTAGGATCTGCAGGGAAAACTGTACACAATCCAATAACCCATTCTGTATAAACCTTTGGCTCCAGCACGACCTTTTGACAACATATTTCTGTTTTAGAGCAGGTTATAGAGTATCCGCTAGCGCCTCCAGATTTATCCGATAACTCAATTGTTGGCCCAGAACAAACTACTGGCTGAGTATTTCCATATGTTAAGCAGTACCATATGGAACCTATTTCTGTACATAGAGTGTCGGATGTAGCTTGCTCATAAGAGACTGCAGTTAAATTGACATTATCTATTTTTTCAGTTGTAACAGTTAGGCAGGAATCTCCACTGCTTGTTATTCCAGATACTGAAATTACATCTGCAGATATGGATGCTGACCCTAAGCTTACATTTGCTGTTATAGTAAATCCAGATAAGCTGCTATAGTTTGCTATATATACCTTATAACTATTTTCTGTAATATCATAAGGCTCTCCAAGAATTGCCTCTACGCCAGTAGAAATTGTTCTAAAGCTTTTAGAAACCTCGTCGCTTTTGTACTTATCTCCTTCTCCAGCAAGTGCCGTTACCAAAACGGTATACAGTCTGTTTTCCGTTAATCCAAAAGGGCTGGCAGAAGTACTTGTTGTTGAGGCTAATGGATAGCCAGGCAAAGAGTTACCTGTAATAGAATCAATTAGATCAACCTTGTATCTTTCTGCATCTGGTGAATACCAAGAAATGTCTGCGGAGCTTTTTGTTCTATTTGATATTGTTATTTCTGGGTTTTCTATTTCCCTAGGAGGGGTAAATACATATGAAGCAACTTGTTGGGTTTCATTAAAATCTAGCAGGTGCTGCTCCAAAGAAAGGCTGGGATTATAATAGTAATCTTTTGCAACTGCATAAACATTAATTATATAGTCTTCACCAGAATCAATCATTGCTTGTGTATACTGTACAAAACTAGAGTACTGGTGATTTGGAAGTACGTCTTCGCTTTTCAGATCTCCTATCCTTGTACCATAAAAATCAGTAAACTCAACTATTTGCTTTCCAATAAACTCATCAGTCCGAGATGAAGAAAAATATTGTCCATTTGGATATGATGATGCAGATGATGTTAGGTACTGCCATTTAAATCCAAATATTTTAAATTCAGGGATGCTAAGTGTTTCATCTTCAATTATTTGATCTCCAGTGCTGTATGTGTGAAATCCAAATGTTAGTTTTGGGAATATTCCGTTTGCACTTGGATACCATGTAGTTGCCTCTAAGTAATCCGACTCT